GTCCCGCGCTAAAAATATGCACATGAGGGTAAACTTCTATGAAGGTGACATACACGAATGCCCAAATAGAAAGTTTGACATTGTGTGCTATAACTTTTCACTTCACTATATCTTTGAAAGTCACGGAAAGTTTTCTAGTTCAATTCGAGAAATCAAAAAGAGAATGAAACCAGGTGGAAGACTTATAGGTATCATACCAGACTCAGAAAAGATCATATTTAAGACACCTTACAAAGATCAGATGGGTAATTTCTTCCTCATGAAGGGAAGTCCAAATGGGGGTTACGGTGAAAAGTTGTTTGTAAACCTAGTAGATACCCCATTTTATGCCGATGGAGCCAAATCGGAGCCAATAGCTTATCGCGACCTCCTCGTCACACATTTAGAAGAGATGGGTTTCAGATTAGAATTGTGGGAAGGTCTCACAGGAAATCCAATCTCAGAACTGTATAGCAAATTTATCTTTGTATATAAGAGATGATCGCATTCATTGTACTCTTGTTCATCAACATATGGATACTTTCCCAAACACGAGAACCCCAGGAACTCATTGAAGTCAAAGAGAAGTATCGTACCCTTCGCGAACACATTGCCTCTACAGGTCATCCCAAGTTTCAGATGCTTGTGCGTTGTGTACCAATCACTGGATTCCACTCCATGAGTGAATCTGTCGGTTACAATACCAACAAGGGACAAGAAATTGCGGTATGTCTTGATGGTACCCCCAATGAAATCTTCCACGTTCTCATACACGAACTAGCCCATTGCACAGTTGATGAGTACTCTCACTCTGAACAATTTTGGAACAATTACATTGAACTTCGCGACATGTGTGTAGAATTGGGTATTTATCAAAAGATCTCCGAGAGAACTAAGTTTTGTGGGCAACACATTCAGGATAAATAATCTTCTTTACTCATATTAAATGAAAACACCATTGACTGTTTTGATTATGGTTATAGCCTATTGGCTCGCAGTGTATGGTGTAACATTGGTGCCGCACATGAGTAACAATTATACTGTGAACCTTTTGTGGCTCACTGTAGTTGTTCCAAACGTTTTGCGTCTCATTGTTGGGAGCATTCCACGATTAGCCGTAGATCGTCTATTCTTTTTGACCTCAAGTCTCATCGCACTCATTATTACATATGTCATGAACATGATCATGAGTGATACAAAAGAGGCGGTCAAGGAATATGGAAGTGACAGAAGCAAGACACTTAAGTTGAGTGCCTTGCTCATGACAGCATTTACTGTTGGAGCTTTGATTACCTATTATTCGGGTATTGATAACTCGATCTATTCAAATATGGGTTGGGAGTCAAACAATCAAGGCTTCACAATTTGATCCTTCACAAAATAGAAGACAATAGCAGCAACCAAACCGGTTGAAGCCAAGCCAATCATGCTTCGAGAACCTTGTTCATTAAGGAATTTTGGAATAGAAGTGACAAGCTTGTCTTGAACTGGCTTAGACACCGCAAGAGCGGCCGCGGCACCAGCGATGAGAGCAATCATTTGATCATCCGTAAGGTTGAATGGGTTCTTACTTTCTGGGGCCTTTTTCTCTTGTTGTGGCATAGCATAACTACCCTGAGGTTGTGGAGCGGTCATTTGTGGCATCATACCTTGCATCTTGGGCTCATCCATCATCATTGGTGGTTCCATCATGATATCATTAATTGGAGTAGAGTCCATCGTCTGTTTATTTTCACTCACATTTTTTTCAGGTTCAGATTTATTCACAAAACTTGTAGATGGATTATCATTAATTGATACCATTCCATCACCATTGTCCGCCAAATTCAGAGTATTAATATCAGTTGACATTTAGTATAGTCTTATGTTTTTGAGTTAGAGATTTCACACAATTATATTTTAGGAATGAATCATTTTGTTCAACAACCAATGATAACATACATTGGTAACAAACGGAAACTCATTAGTGAGATTGAGGAAGTTGTGAAAAGACTTCAACCCCAGACATGTGCCGATGCCTTTTCTGGGTCTGGTGCTGTCTCGAGAATGCTTTTAGGTCATTCCAAAAAATTGTATGTCAATGATCTTGAACTTTATTGTGAAAACCTTTCAAAGTGTTTTCTTGTAACTCCGTCCTGGGCTGATGCTCATGATATTTCCAAACATATTGAAGAGATGAACTTGTGTGAAGATAAAGTTGGCTTTATTACTGAGATGTACGCATCCAGTGAAAGACAGTTTTATACACCTGAAAACGGGAGAAGAATTGATGGTATGTTAGATTACATTGAGAGGTGTGTCCCTGAACAACTTAGACCTTACTGTCTTGGTCCACTTCTCGTGAAGGCAAGCATTCATACAAACACATCTGGTGTTTTCAAGGGATTTCATAAAGGTGGTTGGGGTGGTAAAGCTGGGCATGCACAAGACAGAATCATGAAGCGAATTGAAGTTGATTGCCCCGTGTGGTTAGAACCCGCTAGAGAGGTTGAGGTAAGACGCCTGGATGCATGTGACTTCCTGAGAGAGCTTCCCCAAGTGGACCTCATCTATCTAGATCCACCTTATAATCAACACCCATACGGTTCAAACTATTTCATGCTTAACCTCATATGTACCAATGAGAGACCTCATACAGTTTCAAAAGTATCAGGTATCCCCGGGGACTGGAACAAAAGTGAGTACAATAGTAAAGGTAAAATTAGAGAAGTTATGGAACGTACCTTGAAGTTGGCTACAGAAAAGGCTAAACATACCTTGGTGTCATACAATAATGAGGGTTTCATCAAGCCCGATGAATGGGAAGAAATCTTGAAGTCCTACACATATGAAAAAATTGAAATTAACTATAGTTGCTATAAGGGTAGTCGTAATAGGAAAAATAGACGCTCTAAAGTAACCGAGTTTCTTTTTGTCATCTCGCCTTCGTAATCTTTAGGTTTGTTTTTTTAGTCGCCTTCCTGGCATCTTCTTCCTTCTGGTCTAGATACTTGGGGTTGTACATCTTCTTGTGGAGTTGCCAGAGGTTGGGGCTCCCTACCCTGAACCCCTTCCTGACAGTTGCCTTGTACCAAAAGACACAGTCGGTAATCTTATTAGACTTCACTGTATTGTCTAGTACTAAACATTCATAGTTCTCTGTACATGCATCCATTACTTTTGAAAACATGTCGAACGAAGGAAATATACCAAAAAATGATTTGTATAATTTTTCCCTATTCTGGATGATATTTTCCCTAAGAATAAATACATAGTCGACGTTGGCTCGCAAAGCAGGAGGGAGATCCATTACATACTGCATCGTCAACATAAAGAAGATATTGTAGTGCCTACCATTCATAAAACACTGTCGAATGCATGTATCTTTGAGGAACTTACTATCATACATACAATCATCTAGAAGCATAAAGGCGCCATTGTTGGGACTTTTACCCCTTGTACCCACTAATTTTCTCTGCCTGGATATCACCCTTTCTATAGCATCCCTGTCATACTCACCATAGACAAAGAGGTCTGGGATAAATTCACCATAAAAGTGGTTACCCTCCTCTGTACCTGATAGAACTATTCCAGCTGGTATATGTTTTTTGTAATACATAATATCCTTGACTAGAGTTGACTTTCCTGTGTTACGCTTTCCAATAAACACACACACCCGATCGTCCGACATCGTCTCGGGTTTGAATTTCCTCAATTGAAGATTCATTCTACATTAGTGTCCCGTTTTATTTACCAAAATTTTACTCAGGTCACCTAAGTTGTAAAAATATTTACGTTTTAAGATAGTAAAAGATGATGAAGACTGGTTTTGGTGAATCATCTGGGGCTTACGAAGAGTCTCAGCAACAAGCTCTCGTGGGAATCCTTCTTCCTGTGCTGGAAAGAAGTATGGTGTTGGCGGCTGAATATTCCAAGGCATGTGGACGTAATACAGTACTACCAGAAGATATGGAATATGCAATCAAGTATTGTGCGATGTATACAGTTGGTCAAAACATTGGCTCCCTCTACCCAGAAGTTTATGATGAAGACACGTCAGACGAAGAAGATCTTGAAGAAGTTTCACCAGAAGAATGTCCACAATTTGAGCGCTACACAGGTGATGAGAACACATTCAAACAGATGAATGAAGCCTACGATCGTTGGGAACAGTGGGTGCCTCAAAGTCCGGTAGAAGAGATGTTAAAAAATGCTATTAATAGTAATGAGTACATCGGATCCGGAGGGATGGACGATTTCTGAATATAAGTCATTCAAAGCTACAGGAAACGATGATAGTAGTACCGATGGAGATTCTGAAGATGACGAAGAGGAACAAATCTTCGCAAAGTCAAGTGTAGTCAGGAAACCAAAATATAAAAAGATTGTTCAGAAGGAAGAGCTTCTCCCTGAATAAAATTTTCTATGATAATATTATAAAACTATCATCATGGCCGACATGACTGCCCAAGCTCTCAAGACTGTTAACCTTGTCACCCAAGAATTGGAAACCCAATCCCTCAACGCCATTGTTGCGGGCTTCAGCTTCGCGGCGGCGATGAGCTGGATGGATTTGGTCCGTTGGGTTATCCAACAATTGATCAAGGTTCCAAAGAATGGTGGTACTCAGTACACCCTCACTGCGATCTTGACCACCTTGTTGTCCATTGCGGTCTACATGGTCGTGTCCAGCATCTCCACTCGCGTCTCTAAGCCAGCGCAACCAGTCTTCGCGATTACTCGCTAAGTTTTGGGCGTTTGTGCATCAGGAATAAGAGTATAATTCCAACAAAAATAATAAGACCAATGGAAATATATTCCATTTTCCACTTATAAACATCTTCCAACACATCGGGGATGTTTATTTTTGGTTTGTCCTCGACAATTTTCAGAGGAACCTTTGGTAGACCTTCCAATTTGTCCGTACTTCCATGAATTCTTAACTTTATAGCATGATCCCGCTCCATAAAATCAATTGGTACGAGTTTGTTATTTTCTTTGTAATACCATTGAATCTTGAGACTTGATATTTCCCGTTGCGGTCCATTATTAAATTCGTGTACAAATGAATCGTCACTTCCATAAAATGTGTAATATTTTTGAGCACTGTCATCATTATTCATAAATACACCCGTATAAAATGGTGTATTTGTGTATGAATCCTGATTAAAGTCATCTGGACCAGTTGATATTTTTAACACAAAAGTTTTAGGTCCAAATGCAACCCCTGGATCACCACCTTTTATAACACTACTGGATGAACTAATATTTGATGCATTTAGACCAAATATTTGATTTGGTGTTGTTCTATTCATGACATTTGATGACCAACCATCAATACCATTGTAAAAATCGAGGTTAAATTCATTGGTTGCTGCGACATTTGAAAATTGAAACTTTGAATAACTGTACGCCACTTGATCAACCGTATCACAACCTGCTGTAGCTATCGCATTCTTCACAAAAGTTGCCACAGTAGTTTCACTCGGAGTACCAGCTATAGAATTATCTAAAGGATCCAATTCAACATCATATGTACCAAAATCATCATGAATTGTAAATTTATTATTGAAATGATTGATTATTCTATTTCTTGGTATCCTTGCCGAAATAACTTCAAGTTTTGTAACGTTGTACAGTGGCGTCTTCAGAGTTACACTGTAGTTATTTGAGTATTCATAGATTGTGGTGTCGCGCTCACCTGAATCTATGTCAAGGGTGTGAACCTTCATTAAAATATAGGCACAATATTTTAATGATTGTTTTTGTCTATAAATTGTTGTTATGTACTTAACCAATGTGATGAGCCAATGGGTTGTTCTGGAGTTGTCTCTTTGCAATCTCCAAGTTTCTTGAGTTGGGGTTCTCATTACCCTTGTAGGCATTGAATTGGTGGAAAGGTTTTTGTTGGTAATTCTGTGTCCAACCACCATTCGCTGCATTCACACGACCATCCACACGTGTAGTGTCTGAACGAACTGCCGTGAGCCGACCACCTTGCTTGAGAGCACTCTCTCTCACATTCATGCGGCCTGGGTTACCCATACGGTTCGCCTTACCACGTCTGTCTTCTGGACGGAAACCATACTTCATCAACTCTTCATTGTTCTTGGCAGTCAGTTGAGCAGCCACACTCGATGAGTAAGCACCATTGAAGTTTGTAATACCCGGATTTGCGTGACTGTAATAAGCGAATTGTGTATCATTGCGATCACTCTTAAAGCGAGTTGGGTCCTGTGGCATCGTTTGGGCTGGAACAAAGCGCTTGGCACCATTGAAACCCAGGCCATCGGCGCGAGTACCAGTCTCGGAACGGTTTGTGGTTCGCATTGTCTTTTGGTGGCTCGCCCGTGGGACAGCGCCAGACATACCTTGCGCTCGTCCCGCCATTGTGGGAAGACGAGATGGAAGGTACGTAGTAGTTTCTGGTTTGTTGTGTGTTAATTGACCAACAACAGCGCTGCGACCACCTGTAATGTCCACAGCTGGACCAGAACGACCTGGAAGTGTTGTGAGCTTGTACTCACCAACATTAATTGGATTCACACGGAACAATTGCTGGAAACCACCTTGTGCTGGAACATGCGCACTCAAACCCAAACCTGGACCAACCAACTGTTTCTCGATTGGAGATAAGTTATTCATACGACCCACATCATACATACGATTTCTCATATTGAGGATCTCTTGACCACCACTTCTCTGCTGACGATCAATATCTGAAAAATTGGCAACTTCCCTCTTATGAGACACTTCCACACGTGGTTCAAAGTCCCTTTCTATGTATTCTGGAACATCATCATCATTAATAACCACTTGTTTTGGGAGAGATTCATCTTCAACAATTGGTTCTGGTTGCGGCTTGTTACTCAAAGATCGACCAGCGAAAATCAAACCAGCGATAGCTGCAAGTGAAATGGGATCAGCCATTCTTATTTTTTAGTAACATTTTTATTAGCGTATCTTTGGTGGAAAAGTCCGTTCTGGAGTTCGGCACGTGTACTCGCAGGTTCATATCTCATGCTGCGAAGTGGAACCTTACATTCCATATTTGTCAATGGGAAAAGGTTGCGTTCATAAGTTGGAACGACAACCTTACCAAATCGGGTAGTTGATTGTGGGCGAAGTTGGTCACTCACATCAATGTATTGCGCTGGAGAACCTTTGCCCGCCATGTATGGCGCTGTACCATAGAGCATGGTGTTTGGGCGGCACCCACCACAGTTCAATGAACTGGGCTGAGGGTACACAAAAACTTCTTCAGTCGCGCGCACTGGTGGGAGCGCACCTGCATTTTGAACTATCGCAAGACCAGGTTGGAGTTGGTATGCCATTTATTATTACATGAGAAATATTTATGTTACTGAAATTCCATGACCTCTGTGAGAAACTCGGCTATCACCCGCTGGATCGAGACCCGCAAACGCTTCGAGTTGGACACCTCTGGCATCTGGATTACACATTCGTGGGTTATTGCGGCAAAGATCACCATTTTTGGCTCCGTACAACCACTCCGCGAAGGCAGTTTGGTCTCCTGGAATTTTAGAAACTGGTGCAGTAACAAATTGACGAGCTGCAGCGTTGCGCTGGTATTTTGGAAGAGATGATCGCGATCTTCCGGAATCGTATGGAAGACGGTCGTCGAGGTAATTCTTAACAAATGGTTTCACACTTGGATAGTAGCACGCTTCGAGGCGGTTAGGAGCATCCGTGAAATCTGTAATAAGAACATTGCCCATTGGATTATCTTGGGTTGGCATCTGACAGCCCCGTCCGTCACCATTAACACTCAAACCATAACCCTCCTTAATCATTTTTGAATTGTACATAACATAAAGAACACTAAGAATTGTGAGACCAAGAACAAACACTCTTGGATCACGGCGTGTAAGGTAAATAATGCAAGTGGCGTAAATTATAAATCGAGATGCCGCATTAATTCTCTCTTCTGGGGTTTGATCACGATTTGGCCAGAACTGAGTAACTCGGTCAGCTCTAATGAGTTGCTGAGGATCTTCAAACCAAGCCTTCATTTAGTATAGCATGAGGTTTATTTTTTAGCCATACCCCCAAGCATACTGCCCATCATCTTCATGAGTGCGTCTTGATCAATTTCACCACCTTCGGTCTGCATCTTATCGGCACAATCCTTTGCGATACCCTCAATGAGACTGAGAGTTTCGGCTGGAATGGCAGTGATGGTGGTACCCAACATGTAGAGGGTCTGAAGGTATTGCCACGTCGCAGCCTTTGTATTTGGGCTCATACGATCCCAATAACTCTTGATGTTGAGATCCTTAAGGAGATCAATCTTTTCAATCTCTTCGAGAATAAATTTTTCATCCTTTGCGGAAATCTTGTCCGCATATGGAGTGACACCCTTCATGAAGCCATCGACAATGAGACGTGGGTTCGTCTTCTTGAGCATTTCAAAGGATGTGGTCATCTTCTTAATTCCGGTTTCATCTGGAAAAGTCTTGTGCAATTCCACAAGAAATTGGGAGAGCATGTCATTAAACGCAGTGACAGACGCCATTTTCTTATTCGTAGGGTTAAATCTTTAAGTTTAGAAAGGATCGGTAGATATAGCCTCTTTCTGACCAAGACCATTCGCGACGATAAAGTAGACAAGGATCGCATTGAGGGCCGCTGGCTTGGTGTATTTATTGAGTTCTAATTTGCCCTCGTTATTAAGCTGGGCCTTGATGTGAATGTAACCAGCAGTAATACCTGCGGCGATGAAGGCAGCACTCAGGGGGTCTCGAAGATATTCGGAGAGATCTTCCATTTAATTATACGCAGTTTTTTTTACACGCTGTTCTGGGGCATCTCCAAAGAGGACACCGTCTTCCTCTTCTCCCATTGGCTCCGGTAAAGGTTCCTCTTCTGGGATAGCATGTGTGACTGGCTCAGGGGCTGGATCTTGAACACCTGGGACTGTCTTGAACTCATTTTCAAGGCCAGTTGGCTGGAGAGGCTCTTCTTCGGCACCCATCATTGGTTCCTCTTCTGGAAGTGGCTCCGTGGCTCCAGGTTCCATAGTATCTTCGAAGACATCTGGATCTTCAGTGTCGTGGACTTCACCATCAAGATCAATGTCTCGCATCTCCGCGGATTGAGACATGTAGGTCTGAAGGATCTCCTGAACAGGGATAAGTTCCTTCACAGTAGCTTCAATGCAGACAGAGAAACGACGCGTCAATTGTTCATCACGTACGTATTCACTTTGTTCTTCGTGGAATACATATGGATCCTTGTAGAGATCTTTGGCGACATTGTTGTAGCAGGTTTGAATGAAAACTTCATTACTTGGCAATTTGAGGCTGATCTTCTTGTTTTCCGCCTTGAGACGAACAGCTGAGAGGATCTTAGTTGATGCAACAAAGACAGCAGCGAGTAGATCATTGAACCAAGCGCATCGGTTAGCAATGTTGTCGGTGTGCTGCTTGGACATGGCATTGGACCAGTTTGGTACTTCTTTCAACAACTTTTGAAACATAATGAGCGTCTTTCGCCCCTTGGAGAGCTTGGTCGCTTCATCATACATATCCTGAAAAACTTCAATCATAGGTGGACACATAATCAAGTAAAGCTGTCCCATGTACTCTTTCTTCGCTTCACATAACACGTTAAGGTTGTCCATTTATCATTGAGTGTGTTTTTAATAGTCGCCGTCCTACGCACTTCTCCTGTACTTATCTGCCATCTTTTTGAGGTTCATAAGGTCTGGGAACTCAGTCTCATCTGGTTCACTTATCTTCTGCTTTACTTTTTTAGGTACAATCCATGACACATACATCTCGTAATCACTCACAAGTCGTACATCAAATCCACCCAACTTGAGTTGTCGCATGATGTATCTCGCAGCCGCACCCCTGTCAAATGTGGGGTATCCTATGACAAATGTTGGGACTGTGAGGAACACTTGCTTGTGACCTAATTCCACAGATTGTTTGATTTTCCGAGAAAACTGTTCGTAAATTTTTGTATAAATCTCCTTTTTGATCTGTTTTCTCTTTTCATCAATTTTTGTCACATCATTGATGCTGATCATTATAATTGCTTCAATTTATTTTTAGCCATTTCTAACTCACCTTGGGTTGGCACAGTCGCCTCCTTCACAAGTTCATATTTCACAAAGTCTTGACCACTTCGGTTCTCCACAAATGGATCAACATCAGATACAGTCTGAACATCAAGGGGTTGAGATCGAAGAGATACCAACTTCACCTGACCGTTCACAACTTCGTATGTTGCAACAACGGAAAATCCAAACGCAAAACCATTGTTCTTAACAGTCATAAACATACATTCATAGATAGCTTCGTCATCTCTGACGTACTTCTTTACTGATGTCGTTTCAATAATATAGGTGCACAGACCAGTGCGCTTAGCAATTTCGTCGTTCGCTTGGAGAACAAATTCTTGTATCATGTCATTGTCAATGTTAGCTTCCGCCTGACTGTACCCACTGAGGTCTGGTCTGGCGTCATCGAAGCGGATGGTGCCAGTTGGCTTTTTGTATCCTGAAAATCCAAAGATTTCGGTGAATGGTTCACGTCTCACTGTAAGCAACAGGACGATGGCAATAAGAACGATCGTCAAAGACCACTTCATCATCTTTTACTACTATGCGTTAATTTTTTTTTCAAAAATACCCTATACATATTAGATGTCGCTGCTGATATATAGTCCAAGGTGCAAACATTCCATGGAAGTGATCGAGTATATTAATCAGCACAAACAATTGAAACAGCTCGTACACTATCACAACATTAACACACAAGGTATTCCACCTGCGTATAGAAACAAAATTACCAGGGTTCCAACAATGTTAACGAAGAATGGTAAAGTTCTTGTAGGGAATGAAATCAAGAATTGGCTGGACTCACTTCTTCCCAACAAAGAGCTTAGCAACTGGGGTTTTGGGGGTGGATGCTCCATGACAACATTAGATGGCGACGACAATGATACAGATATGTTCTCCTTGGATAGCTATGGTCAATCACTCCAACCTGCGATGACGAGAGAACTCGAAGAAAAGATTAATCGGGATGTTTCAAAGGGTATTGCATATTCCGAAAAGATTTAAAGATATAACGCAGTTACTTAGTAACATGAGACTTGTGACAATCCAAGCTTCTGCAATCAAATCTACATTTGAAGTGCTCAAGGATATTCTCAATGATGTGAATATCTTTTTTAGACCTCAAGGTGTGTATATTGTCACGTTGGATACAGCAAGAACATCTCTTATTGATATGTTTTTGGCTGCTGACAACTTTGAAGAGTACCACTGTGATCAGGAAGAAATCATTGCCGGAATTAATATTTCAAACACCTTCAAACTTTTAAAGACGATTACAAATAATGACGTTCTCACAATTGAAATTAACTCCAAGGAGTTCATGGATATTGAGATTACAAGTGAATCCAAAAAGACGAGTACAAAGTTTCAATTGAAGCTCTTGGATATCAATGAAAGTCGTATTGAAGTTCCAGACGTCACAATGACAAGTGTCACTATCCTTCCATCTGCCGACTTTCAACGCCTTTGTAGAGACATGTCCAACATCGGCAATGACATTGAAATCACACGGATAGGTAAAGAACTTCGTCTTCGTTGTGAGGGAGACTTTGCAAATCAAGAGACTTCCATTGAATGTCCTGATGAAAGTCCAGAGATGTCAGGTCTTTACTCTCTCAGATACCTGAATATCTTTACAAAGGCGACGAGTATGTGTGCGTCTGTGCAAATTATGCAGGAAGAAGGAAATAGGTTTTTGATCCTAAAGTATAACGTTGCCAACTTGGGTGAACTTAAGTTCTATTTGGCCACTAAGGTATCCGAAGATCAGTTGTAGAATCCTCAAGGGTTAAGAGTGTCTTCTTCATACCCAGTGAGTTACCGAGTACAATTTTTGGATACTTCTTACTGAGGGTCTTTTTTGTGTAGTACAAAAAGTCCTTGAGGGGTACACTTTCTCCGTGGAAGTCATTCCTCGGACCAGCGTACCTTTTCACCTTTTCAGTAATGTCTACTTGTGGTTTATCATCGTGATCCACAATCCAGGCACTACTCAAAGGGATACTGAAACACATACCTTCAGTTTCATTCTCACCCGGTCTAAAGTTAATGTCTTTGGAAATAGCCTTATAGATTTTACCACCGTACCAATACTTGATGCGGAGTGTTAGGTTTTTGACATTTTGAGGGACCACTGTATGTCTGAATGGTTTACCAGTCGCTTTAAGATAGAATTCGTCAAGGACGCCATCCCAATCCTTTTCCTCCTCCACCCAAAATGGGTCTTCTATATGGTACTTCATTCTATAGTCAACCTTGTATTCCAACTCCTCAGATATTATCGTGTAGTCTTGAGGTGTTGTAAACTTTTTGTAAAAGTATAAAACATTACTTAAAAGTTTAACCAACATTCTTAATTATAATGGAGGGAAACTTTTTAAGTAGGTATAAAAATAAGATTGAAAATTGGACCAATCTCATTGATACCGATCCCACCAATAAAAAGAGGTACGAAGCTGAGATGAGTGATTACATGATTAAGTGTATGCCTTACATGAATCAATATGCCGATGAAGCTGAAGAAGTCACAAACACTGACAATATTTTTAAGGTCAAAGAAACTGTAGGACTTCAAAGGAAGGACATCTTTAGAGACTACCTCATAGATGTAGAGAATCAAAATATAACGAGACCACGGGAG